TATTGTCACTATTACAAGTGTTGGTGCTAATAAATTTCTGTTTGATGCTTCGCAAGGAGATTTGACAGTCAGTGGTAACATCACTGCTTTTGGATCACCATCAGACATTCGTCTTAAAGAAAATATTGAACCAATTACAAATGCTTTGGATAAAGTATCTCAACTTGGTGGTTATACGTTCAACTATAAGAAAGATCCAAATCGTTTGACTGGTGTGATTGCTCAAGAAGTTGAGAAAGTCTTACCGGAAGCGATATATACATCTAAAGGATTGAACGAAGATGAAGAAGAACATCTAGTTGTTAGATATGGTAATATGGTTGGTCTTTTAATTGAAGCGATTAAAGAACTCAAAACGGAAATCGAAGAATTAAAGAAAAGGTAATATCATATGCCGGATCTCGCTAAAGTATCAACACCATCATCAGGAGCCATTTCTTTTGCTGACTTGAATGCTGCTCTTCGAAATACTGCAGGAACAGAAGTGTCACTAGCCGGCGGTGAGGTTAAAAGTTTATTAGGAATTTCATCTGGTTCTGTTGATATGAATTCCGCTTATGGCGCATGGCTTCCATATGGAGAAGTGGTTTATTCTACTAGTAACAGTGACGACAGTGATGGTCCTTATGAATTTGAAAATTGTGATTTTGGAACTGATACCGATGATAGAATAATATTATGTGTTGTCACATATTATAGTTCATTAGGAAATTCTAATCAGAATGGTGAATACTCCTTAGATACAATCGCATCAGCAACAATAGATGGTGAGTCTGCTACATGTGCTGGAAGAATGGATGGTTACACTGTTACACATTATTATGGACATAGACAACAAATGTGTGTATTCTATGCTAGACCCGCCGGAACAAGTGGAAGTGTAGTATACTCAGTAAATGACGCTGGTTGGGACGATAATTTATCGCGCCGGGCGGGACATGCTAGAACATTAACAATATATGCTTTATATGGATTAAATAACACAAATCCAATTGAATATTCTGCTCACACTCAAAAAACGGATAATACAGGCGGGACTTATACTCTTCAAATGACACTCTCACCCAATAGCAGTGATAATCAAAAAGATAAATTACTCCTTTTGCTTACTGGTAGGCATTATTTCGATGAGAAATTCATCACTCCGGAGAATTTTTTCCGTATAAACTACGGATTGGCGCCTGCCGATTGGGAAAATGTCGGCCCAGAAGATGAAGGTGCTTTTGGTCATTTAACATATGATGTTCCAACATCAAACACTTTCGTTGTCGATTCAGTTAGTGGAGATGGCTCGGGCTTTGCCTCTGATTTAGAGACAACTTGTTTCATTGGAATAATTTTTGCAAGAAATCCAACTTCAGCACAAACAGTTGATTTTGCTCCATCTGTGCCATATTATGCTCCACCGCCTCCGCCACCTCCACCACCTCCACCACCTCCGCCTCCGCCTCCACCTCCGCCACCAGGTTCGGACGGAAGCGATCAGGGCGAATTTTAAGGTTCTGTGCCGTCGATAAACGATCCTTGAATAACATTTCTATTTTAATAGATAAATTTAACCTGAAAGTTCCTTTTTAATATGCTTTTATCTAATCAAGCCATTTATATTGATTTAATAAAAAGTGGTTCTAGTTTTATAGAAAATTGTTTACACTCTCTTTGTAAACATAAAACTTTATTATATTATAATCAATATAATATAGTAGCTAACTTAGAAACTATAAAATACAGTATAAATAAATCCTCTAATGATCATATTGGCATAACAAAACATATTGGCATAACAAAACATGGACCATTATATAATAAACAATTAATTTTAGATAATTTTTGTTTCATTAGTTTAAGAAATCCTTGGTTATTTTATCCTAGTTTCTATAATTATTTTAATCTAAAAGAACATTTTTCTTTTGAAGAATGGTTAGTAAAAATAAAAAATAGAGATTATACTATCAGATATGATGGTTTAGATTATAGAAGAGATATTAAAAGTTATTCTCACAGACTTATAGATATGACAGATGTTGCTAATAGTAAAAAGAATTTATCAGAAAAAGAACTAAATAATTGGTTCGAAGAGTATTTTTTTCCTAATTTTTATATAATAGGATTAAAAGAAGGCTTAACACAAGATTTTTGTAAAATGTTTGAAAATTTTCATTATATGTTTGACACAAAAAAGAATTGGAAAGATACTATTGAACAAATAAAAGAAAAAGATATTAATTTTGAAGGACCTATATTAAAAAGATATAAAAATTCAAATAGATTACAAAATTTAAATTATAAAGAATTTTATACAGACACACTGATTGATCTAGTGTATGAGTTAGATAAAATTTTAATAGATAAATTTAACCTGAAAGTTCCTTTTTAATATGTATGATATAACTATTTACCCTGAGGATAATACTCTTTCAATAATTCCTGGTAAAAGAAAAAGAGAATGGATGGACAATCATGTTCATGCTTATAAATGTACACCATTAGCTATAGCCAATGAATTTGGATGGGATATTATTATTCTACCATACGATATAAAAGTAGAATGGGATGGTACTAACAAAGAAGGATTAAAAATATTACAGCCTAATAATGGAAATGTAAAATCTCATTTTGGTGCTGGTACAATCACTTTTAATCCAGGATTTAGAACTGTTACTGAAGAAGATATTTATTTAATGATATGTCCAATTCCAAACCAATTCTCAGAAGATTTTTTATCTCTTTCAGCTATTATAGAAACTGATAAATTAAAATACCCTTGGTTTTTAAGTATAAAAATGTTGCATAAAGGTATAACTGTTATACCTAAAAATACAAAACTTGCTAGAATTATACCTATAAATGTGAAAGCTTCTATACCGACTAGATTTAAAGTAGAGACTGAAATACCAGAATCTTTTTCTAAACTAGAAACCGAATTTGCGGAAAAACGCAGAGAAAGTCAAGCACAAGGCATAAAATGGACTAAAGATTATGTTAATAGTGTTGATTTTTCTAAGGTAAAAATGTCATGAATAGTATTCTTGAAGTAAAAAAATATTTGACTAAAACTGAATGTTCTGATATATTAAATATAATGAATCAAACAGAGTTTGATAATGATAGGCAACCTTCTCATTGGGTTGATAGTATTAAACGTATTAAATTTCCAGAACATCTAATTAATGCTGTTACTTTAGATTTACAAAATACTGTACAAACTTTTTATAAAGTAAAGTTTAAAAAGCAACATAATTTACATACTGTTGTATGGAATACAGGTAAAAGTATGTTACCTTGGCACATTGATTATGGAGCTAAACTAGAATTTCCAGAAAGAGATTATGTAAGTTTAATTTATTTGAATGATGATTATGAAGGAGGAGAACTTAGTGTACCTTCATTAAATTTTGAAAAAAAGCCTGAAAGAGGCACTTTAATATCTTTTAGAGGCGGTGATACTCCCCATGCAGTAAAAACAATAAATAGTGGTACAAGATATACTATAATTTGTTGGTGGAATCTGAAGGACTGAACATGAATGAATCTGCTATGGGTAATGCTGCTCTTCATTTAGATTATCATGGGCAGGGTATCATGACTAATATTTGAAACCAAGCAATTAAAGAATGTAAAAGTAGAGGTGTTACATGGATTATGGGATTTGGTCCAAGAGAAAAGATCATGTATGAATACGAAATGAAGTATTATGCAAAACATGGATTTGAGGTAGTCTTGTCTGATATTGATAGTCCTACTGGTTACGGCAAAGGTTATAAATAAAAGAAAAACTCTAAAGGTATGAGTAATGGCAATCAAAGCAAATCTTGTCGTAGATCGAGGATCTGATTTTTCTGCTACGGTATCTCTTCTGGATGCTGAAGGCGATGCTCTTGATCTATCTGTCTATACAGTAAATGCTCAAATGAGGAAAAACTACGCCTCATCAACGGCAGTGTCTTTTACAACTACAATAAATAATCCAAAAACACTCGGAAAGTTGACGCTTGCTTTATCTAACGCTCAAACCTCTTCCATTGAGCCAGGTAGATATCTATATGACGTGGAAATCGTTTCAAATTTAAATGTGATTACTCGCGTTGTTGAGGGTATTGTGACAGTCACACCAAATATTACAAGAGTATAAGATGGTCGATATTATCGCAAAGGTAACTCCTCAAAAGAATATAGTTGTTTCTAATATCACTGCAGGCGGTGTAAATTGGTCAGATCTTGTTGATCTGACATCTGCTGAAGACGGAGACATTCTAGTCTATTCAGCAAACAATAATACGTTTATTTTGACAAAAACATTAGATACTCTTACAATCACAAGTTTGTCTACCGATTCATTATCAGCGAATAATGTTACAATTGTAGATTTGACGGTAGATACAATAAACGCTCAGTCGATTACGTCAAACACTTCAAATATAACCAATATGACAGCAACAGATATTGTGACGACTTCAATCACAGCAAATACCGTCAACTTTCAAACAATAGATGGTGGAAGTTACTAAGGAAAAGAAATGACAACCATTCTTCATAAAAGAAGTTCAGTCGCAAATAATGTACCTACCACTAGCGATCTAGATCTTGGCGAACTTGCGATTAATACCTATGACGGTAATATATTTCTCAAAAGGAATCAAGATGGCCTTGAAGAGATTCTCAAGTTTGTTTCAAAAGTTCCTGTAGAAAACGTTATCTATGTTCAAAAAGCTGGTAATGACAATAATGATGGCAATGGTTGGGATACTGCCTTTTTGACAATCGAAAGAGCCTTACAAGAAGCAAATACTCGAAACGGCGCTATTACTCTGATTGATATTGGTCCAGGTATTTACGAAACTCAGGGTCATTTAGATATGCCTGATAACTGTATGATTCGAGCAGTTCATCGTTCTGTTGTAATGAGACCTGAGTCTGGATACGAGGAAAGAAATGTTTTTCGAATGGGCTCTGGTTGTTTTATTGAAGGACCAATTTTTGAAGGTTGGAGGCTTGATGATTTAGACAATCCAACTGAAGGATTTGCTGTTTGTTTTCGCCCAGGCGCGATAATAACTCGTGTACCTTACGCTCATAAAATCGCCGTGAGAACAAATCCAACATGGACTTCAGTTGCTCCTCCATTAGATAGAGATAATGCGAATCCTTATGTTGGTAGAGGTGCTGGCGTTGCTTTGGCCGATGGTTTGGTTTGTTCTCCGTATAGCATTTATCCAAACATTATGACATGGGGCGCAACTCCTGTAACTCATAATGGAATCGGATATGTCGCAAAAAATGGTGGTCTTATCAATGCTGTAAATGCGATCAGTATTTGGTGTCATAAACATTTTCTCGCTTTGTCTGGTGGACAAATAGTTCTTTCAAGCTGTTCAACTCAGTTTGGCGATTATACAATGGTTTCTTCTGGTGTGAGACAATTGATTCAGCCGATTGAAACTTCTTTGACTTTGACCGTTCAAAGTTCTGATGCAAGCTTGATAGAAGCAAACACAAGTACGATTATTGATACAATGTGGTCTGATCTAGTTTCAAACGAATATACAGCCACTTGGGATGCTGAAGATGAAGAGTATACTCGAACAGATGCGGCAACATTTTTACAGTCTATAATCTGGGTTTTGCAAACAGCAAACGAAAAACCTATTCTTGACTTCACAAAAGGTCTTTATGACACCCAAGGCGATCCTGTATTTTCTTCAGATAAAACATCGGCTTTTATCTTTTCTTTTCAAAACATGAGAGACCAAATAAATGGTTTATCGGGTTTCAGTTCAACTTCTCAAACAATCGTGACAGACTTAGTTTCAAATCTTGTTTCGACAATAAATAGTCCTACAACAGTTGCGGAACCTTCTACAATTACGGCAATTGGTCATACCTGGACTGGTATTATGGCCGGTGTCGCATTGACTAAAATACCTCCAGCCAGAAATCTAAATACAATTGAAGAAAGTATACTAGAATTGAATAACGGGATCGTGATTGCTTCTGGTCAAGATGATCAAGGGTCTGCTTTGTTTATTGGTGGTATGAAGATTGATGCCGATACAGGCGAACTTTCAGGGCCACCTTTTGAGCAAGCTGTAAATAGAATTGCGACAAGAGCGGCGATAGCAAGGAGCTTCTAATGGCAAGAATCACATGTAGAACGCCATCTACAGGAAAACCAGTTCGTATTTCGAAAGAAGATGTACCAACTTCTTTTACCACTATTGCAGAAGCTCCAGATTTCTCAGTTCCAGATACGTCAAATAAGTTTCCGGAAAGAGACCCATTAGATTCTACTCGAGCGATAAGACCTGGTGAAATCTTTTTTCTCACTCCACTTGCAGCAAAAAATAAGGATAGCTCTACAAGATGGGTAGAGGTTCAACTTGTGACCGAGAGTTCAGAAACAATTGAGTTTGGTCGAATCGATGTTCCAGCTGGCGATACTGTATTTTTTCCAATACAAGGTAGAAGTATTTTCAAAAGAACCGCAAATACCGCAACAGGAGATATTCTTCAAGTAAAGGCTGAGTTGGATAATATATTTGACGTATGGTCTGCGGGAGAAGAAAAACTTTCAAGCGAACATATTGGTGAAGAATAATGGTTGAATTTTTATCCGGTAGAGTAAAGAAAACTCCTTCTTCCGAGGTTTCTGAGGACAGATACAGTTATCTGAAACTTGAAGAAGCTGAGCCGGATTTAGGCGTACCTTCTTCAAATAACGCTATACTGATTTCAGACTCAACTGGAAATCGCGATTGGTTGTTTGTTTCAGATGGATTATCGATATCAGTTTCAAATACTGGCGTTTATTCACTTTCACATGATAATACATCGGATGTTGCGAATCTAGTTTCATCATCAAGAACGTATGTGACTGAACTTTCTTTTGATCAATTTGGACACGTACTAAGTTATTCAACTGGAACAGAAACAGTTGTTGACACGGATACATTTGTTGTTTCCGCTTCTTTCAATACTTCTGACGGCATATTGACTCTTACGAGAAATGATGCGAATACAGTCACAGTAGATCTAGATGGTAGATACTTATCCGAAAGCGGTGCAGGTTCTGGTTTAGATGCCGATCTACTTGATGGCGAAGAAGGAACATACTACCTTGACTGGAGTAATTTTACGAACACTCCTGATGCGACAATAACTGTTTCTGGAACAAGCGGGCTGACTGGATCCGGTAGTTTTGCGGTAGACGATTTTGCGAACACAACAATCTCTTTATCTCACGATAATACATCTGATGTAGCAAATTTATCCGCCACATCAAGAACCTATGTGACTGGATTGGCATTCGATGAGTTTGGACACGTTGTATCTTATACTACTGATACAGAAACAGT